AAACAATGGATCCGGCGATTTGCGTTGGCACTAACAAAAGAAATACTGGGCCAAGTTCGAGGAAAGTTTGCAACTGTTCCGATCCCGGGCGAGAGTGTCACTCTAAATGCTGCAGATCTTTTGGGGCAGGCCAAGGCAGAACAGGATGCTCTGAGAGAAGAGCTGAAGACAACACTTGACACGCTCACCTACGCCGAATTGGCGCTTAAGGACGCTACCCTCCAAGATTCAACCGCAAAGGTGGTTCAGAATGTTCCTGCTGGCATTTATGTGGGATAATTAAGGAGAGACCATGGCAAGAAGTAAAGAGACAGAACAGCAGCTGCGAAATAAAAAAGCAGATCAGTTTAATTATGTGGGAGATAAATCCGTCGAAGAAAAACTTCAAGAAATTGAGTTCTTGGCTTCCAGTCTAGAAACAATTGATAGGGCATTTTTTAAGTTTATTGATGATGAGATCAACCTTTTTGCCACCACGAGTGAAGGGTTTAAAAAAGTACCTATTTTGTGGGTGACTGCAGAAAGAGCCTATCAAATCAAAGCGTGGGAGAACAAGGAACTTCGAGATACTGAAGAAACTTTAAGGTTTCCATTGGCCACCGTACATCGGGCCTCTGTGACAAAAGACCCTACAAGAAAGGGGACGGCGTACGCCAACTTATACGCTGTCCCGGGAGCAAGGGGCGGAGTGGTAACTACCGCGCGTCAGATAAGCCAGAAAAAGACCGCAGAATTTCAAAATGCTTTTGCGGCACGAAGCTACGGCCCCGATAAAAATGTAGCCGGTAAGATGAAAAATTCCAATAAGAGAAACATGTCTGTGCAACGAGTAGTGTATGAAACCATCTCGATGCCCATTCCAACCTGGATAATGGTTAAATATGAAGTTCACTTGCGTTCTGAGTATCAGCAACAAATGAATGAGATGATTCGGCCGTTTATAACAATTCCTGGTAATTCCCGCATGCCAAAAAGAATTACAGAGGCCGGCCATTATTATGAGGTCTTTATTGATGGAGGCTTTGCTAACGGATCTAACGCTGCTAATTTGGGAATGGAACATAGAAACTATGAAAACACTATAAATATTGAGGTACTAGGATATTTAATGGGAGAGGGAGAAAACCAGGAGCAGCCGGTAATTGTAAAGCGCGAGAATGCGGTGGAATTTAAGCTTTCCAGAGAAAAGGTAATTTTTGGGGATATACCGGATAACTTAAAGGACGGATTTTACAGAGATTAGATTCTATTGCGCGCAGTCAATACTATTTAATAACGATATCCCAGGTTTAGGAGATGAAAACGAATGTCAATCAAAAATTTTAGGTTTGTATCCCCCGGAGTCTTCGTCAACGAGATTGATAACTCCCAGTTGCCGGCCTCTCCGGCAGCTATCGGCCCAGTTGTCATAGGCCGCGCCGAAAAGGGGCCGTCCTTGCGACCCGTTACGGTGAATTCATTCTCCGAGTTTGTGCAAGTATTCGGCTCTCCCTCTGCTGGCAACATTGGCGGAGATGTATGGAGAGATCGAGGCACCAGCACAGCAGCCCCGACTTATGGGGCATACGCCGCCCAAGCATATCTCAGAAATAGTGCTCCCTTAACTTACATTCGTCTTCTAGGTGCGCAATCGGACGCCGCGTCCGGCGATGGGATCGCAGGCTGGGATGCAGGTACCAGTGGAAAAGCGTGGGGACTGGTTATTTTTAGTAACGATGCCTCCTGGGCGAGCGGCGCTAGTGGCTCTCTCGAAGGTGCTTTGGCCGCCATCTTTTATACTACGGGTGCGAGTACTCTCTTACAAATGAGCGGCGCCATCGCCGTCGGTGTGGGGCACGGATCTCAGGTTGATCCCAACTGGACCTCCGGCATTAACCTTACTGGATCTAATGTAGTTGTCAAGGATACTGGCAAAGCCTATGAGTTTAGGCTCATCGTCAATGATGCCGATTATAATAGTGCAAACGAATCCACAGTTTTCAACCTTGATGTTAATAGTTCTAAGTACATTCGAAAGGTTTTTAATACGACACCTCAACGAACAAACACCGACCTCGTCGCCAATGAAAAGAATTATTTCTTGGGAGAGAGTTTTGATCGACATGTGAAGTCGGTTATCACTGCCACTGCTGGGAAGACTTTCGCGGCTATTGTTGAGCTCACCAACGCCACTGATGGCGCCGGTGAAAACTACCGTGCAGCCGTACAAAGCGCCCAAACTCCATATATTATTGGCTGCGATACCGTACAGCGTGCGGAAAGCGCCAACAATTTCGACATTCAAGCGATGCCCACCTTGTTTAGGGTGCATGCGCTTAATGATGGGGGAGATTGGACCAATCGCAATCTGAAAGTTTCTATTCAGGACATTAAGATTTCAACAAATGAATCAAATCCTTATGGCACCTTCTCTTTGGTGGTGCGCAAGCTAAGCGATTCGGATAATGTTGTACAAGTGGTTGAGCAGTTCAACGATTTAAATCTCAATCCTGATTCTCTTAATTACGTAGCGCGCAAAATTGGTGATAAGTCCACGACCTGGAATACTGCCGAGCGCCGCTACGTCGAAGCTGGCGATTGGGCCAACATCTCTCAGTACATTCGAGTTGACATGAACGAAGACGTGGTTGGCGAAAACGCTTCCCTTCTTCCGTTTGGTTTTAGAGGAATTATTAAGTATGATGATGAAGCGACCATTTATCAGTCGACTCAGACTGGCAATTGGATCACGGGCTCGTCTATTAGCAACCTCGGTCGCCCGTCTGTTGACTCTATAGTGGCCACTTTCCCCACCTGTACTGTAACCCCCGGGGTCTTTATGGTCAGTGGCTCCCTCTTAACAGCTTCGGTTGCTTATCCCGCCCCGGAATTACGCTTAAGCGCGTCAGACGGCGACTTAAGCAATGCAACGGATGCGTATTTTGGGATGCAGACGACCAGGACAGTGGGGGGTACTGTTTTTGATGCCTCTACCATTGATCTCTTACGTCCTCGCGGTGGCGAAGTGGGCAATATGTTCTCTTCCCCGAGCGTCGGTATCCGAGAGCGGTCCATGTATTTCACTTTAGATGATATCAAGGACGATGGCACATGGCTGTCGGGCTCTCACGCTGCTGGGACGGCTTTAAGTAATGTAAGCGGCGCGATTTCTGGCGTCCTTGATAAAGGCTATGATCGGTTTACGGTGCCTCTCTACGGCGGCTTCGATGGACTAGACATTACAGAGTTGAATCCCTTCCGTAATTCAGGATTCCCGAGCAATCCGACGGACAATAATAGTTACACTTTCAACACTATTCGTCGTACTATTGACTCGATTTCTGATCCGGAAGTGGTGCCTATGAATTTGGCCACTATTCCCGGCCTCAAGCAGCCCGGCTTGACGACCAACTTACTGAATACATGCGAAGATCGCGCCGACGCGTTGGCTATCATCGACCTTGAGGGCGGTTATAAGCCCCGCGCCGAGGGTACCACGTCTGCCAGGAACAACACAGCTGCAGAAATAGCAACTGTGATTAGTAGCTTGCGCTCACGAGCTATAAATACCTCTTACGGTTGTACTTTCTTCCCATGGTTGCGCTGTCGTGACACCATTAATGGAGCGATGGTCTGGCTGCCGCCCTCTGTGGCTGCTCTGGGAACATTCTCAAGCTCGCAAAAGAAGACCCAGGTTTGGTTTGCGCCGGCTGGCTTCAATCGCGGTGGACTTACTGAGGGTGCTGCTGGTATTCCGGTGAGCGACGTGGCTCATCACTTGCGTCGTAAGGACCGGGATGATCTTTATGCGGCAAACATTAATCCAATCGCCAAGTTCCCCGCAGAAGGTATTGTAATCTTTGGTCAGAAGACCCTTCAGGTAACGCCTTCAGCGCTCGATCGTATTAATGTACGACGCCTGATGATTTTCGTGAAGAAACGTATTTCTCAGGTGGCTGCAACATTGCTGTTTGATCCCAATGTCAAGACGACTTGGAACCGCTTTATTTCGCGCGTGACGCCGATTCTTGCCGACATTAAGACGAACTTCGGTCTTTCCGATTACAGGCTTATTCTCGACGAGACTACAACGACTCCCGATTTGGTGGATAGAAACATCATGTATGCACGAATTTTCTTGAAGCCGACTAGGGCGATTGAATACATTGCTATTGATTTCAATATCACACGTACAGGAGCATCGTTTGACGATTAATAATGTGGGAGGTTTCACCCTCTCATACTATATAACTTAGGACTTACAAGGAGAAACTAAATTATGCCATTCTGGAACAGCGCCCTATCCGAGCCAAAACGAGCACATCGCTTTATTCTAGATCTGCCGGGGCTTATCTCGACGGAGACAAAATTTACGTATGCAAAGTATCTTGCTAAGTCTGTAACGACGCCGGCCTATACAGTTACAGAGGCCACTCACAAATTTCTGGGAAATACTTATTATTATCCCGGCTCTGTAGAGTGGAATTCTGTTACGGCAGTTATTGTGAATGCTATCAACCCAGATGCCAACCAAA